ACCCCGCCTGAAGGGTTACAGCTACCTGAACTTCATTCGTTTAACACACTCGTAGGAGGATTATTTGGATTATGGGTGATATCTGGCATGCCTGCAGCTGGCAAGTCTACTCTGGCTTTAATGATTGGGTTATTAACCTCTGCTTTATATCGACCAGTTTTGTACTATGACTTCGAACAAGGGAAGTCGGTCATCCGTTGGCATGTTCAGAAAGCGTTAAAGGGTGACGACAAGAAGATCAAGCGGGCTACCAGTCGCTTATACATCCGGCATAACATTGGGATGCTGGAACGTGACTTGGAAATGGTGAAGGAACCTTGTTTGGTCATCGTAGACAGCATTCAAAAAGTGGCAAAAGGCATTACGTTTCGACGTGAGAGTTTGGAAACGTGGGTCCACAAGCTGGAAGCCTTGAAACAGTTTGGACATCATATCCTTCTCATCTCAGAAAAGAACCGAGCACATTATGATGAAGCCAGCATGTCAGGGTATAAAGAGTCAGGTGAGATCGAGTATGCAGCCGATGCTGCATTTGATTTACTCCTACCAGATGAAAACAACTCAGCTGTGGTGGACGTACATGTGGTCAAGAACAGGCATCATAAGTTTCACGGTCATCTAACGACGCTTGACAGGGTCAACTCGTTTTGGTTCCGTGACAGGCAAGTAAAAGCTGCAAGGGAGATAGATTAATGGCAAAGAAACTGGCACAACACACGTATAGCGTTGGGATTTTAGTTAAAGCTTGGACTGACGTTGACATAAAAGCTCCTTCGTTAGAAGAAGCAATGGCCAAAGCAAAGCTTATGAAGTTTGACGCCATTGTAGGCAAAAATTTTCCTTTGTGCAATGATTACAACTGGAAAGTCATAGGTTCATATGACCCTGATTTTGACATAACAGTATGAAGCCTAGTAAACGTGACAAATATCTGTTAGCCAAATATGGCATTGACGAACGCATTTACAAGCTCATGTTAGCACATGGAGACGGGAAGTGTTGGATCTGCAAACGTAAGCCAAAGCCTGGGAAGAATTTGAACGTCGATCACCAGCACTTGTCTAAAGCAGAAAAGAAAGCTGGGGTCAAGTTTGGCAAGGTACGCGGGTTGTTGGACTACTTCTGTAACAAATATATGGTCGGCAGACGGAAGACCGAACATGCCGAATTGTTCGATAGGACTGCGGCGTACCTGCGTTCTGAGAAAGACTGGAGACTCGCATGAAAAGTTTTGTAATAATAACAGAAGAACATTTTGAGATGAAAGCGCCAAGCTTAGAATCCGCTGTTGATTATTTTAGAATGTATGCTCCTACACCGACTCATGTTGTCCGTACTGTTGTGTGCGAAGATACCGGAGAAGAAAAGGAGTTTTGATGAAAAACAAACAGACTAAGCCGTATACCTCAATCAACATTGCGACTGACAGCAAGAGTGTTGTTGCTGTCGGTAAAGTGATTATGGACATTCTTAAAACGTCTTGTGCAGAAGGGGTCAAAGTCGCGGCACTAGAAGCACTTGTAAAAACGTGTTCAATCAATAATACCTCTATCTCAAATTGTAGCTTTATGAGCAAGACATGACACCTTGGGAAATAGAAGAGGCTAGAGCCCTAGTCATACGCAAAGCCGTTGCATCCGTAAACGCAGAATTAACGAGTGCTAAACCGCAAGCGTGCGAAGGGCAAACAAAGCAAGAACAAATAGCCGCGCTGCTTCTTATAAGGCAGGAACTTGCTAACCATTTCTTTTTTGCTGCTAGCGATAACATAGAGTATTTTCGCTATATCATAGAGAAGATTCTGAACGTGTTGACGAAGGGGCAAAATGCCGTATAAGAACTACGAGGATAGTAAGCGACGAGACAAGCGTTACCGTGATTTACGGAAAGAAGCCAACGGAATTGCTGCTCCATTCGCACGACCGATGATAAGCAGGACTGTGGCGGGTGCGAAGCACGGGCTCCGTATTGCCGTCATCCCTGATACGCAAGTCAGACCGCTGGTGCCAATTGACCATCTGAAGTGGGCAGGGCAATACCTGGCCAAGAAGCAGCCGGATGTCATCGTCCAGATCGGTGATTTCTGCGACATGACTTCGCTTAGCACGCACAACGAGAATGGCAGTCTGCAACTGGAAGGCTTGCGGTACAAGAAGGATATCGACAGCGTACACCGTGCAATGGACTTGTTTGTGAACGAGCTGGCCAAGGTGCCAGGGTGGAAGCCGAAGCTGATTCTCACCCTCGGCAATCATGAAGACAGGATTACGCGAACAGTCAACAATGATCCAAAGTTGCAAGGACTCATCTCCATCGAGGATCTGAAGTATGCAGACTACGGATGGGATGTGATTCCATTCTTGCAGCCAGTCACGATTGGAGGGATAGCACTGTGCCATTACTTTCCAAGCGGAGTCATGGGGAGACCGATCACCTCTGCCAGCCAAATTTTGAAACAGCTACACATGTCGGCCTACGCAGGACACCAGCAAGGCCGAGATATTGCTTACTCGAAGCGTGCGGATGGGCGGGACATGACGGCGATTATCAGTGGGAGCTTCTACCAGCATGCAGAAGAGTATATGTCGCCGTTCACGAATAATCACTGGCGCGGGATGTACATGCTTCACGAGGTTAAGGACGGCATGTTTGATGAAATGGCTGTGAGCATGGGCTATCTGAAAAGGAAATTTGCATAAGGGGGCCAAATGTGGATACTGCTAATGACGATTACCGCTGTGATATTAAATGACGGAACCCTTGCCCAGGTGACGCCTCCGCGTACTGCCGTGATAGAAACCTACGCGACGTTGAAGGAGTGTGAAGACGCACGAGTCGAAGTGACTCAAGGCATGGTGCAAGTCTACCGGCAGGAGGCTGAACAAGGTACGTTTATGCTTGAATGTCAGCAAGTGAAACGCTTGCAATAAGGAGGATGTTTGTAATGGTAAAGTCATTTGATAAGTTGTTTGATGAGTATGACAAAGCACGAACCAAAGCGAAGGAAGCGAAGACCGAGCAAGATGAACTGAATACTGAGATCAAGCAACAACTTGAAGCCAAGAAGCTTGAAGAAGTCGATAGCCCGACATTTACCTGTCTTTACAAGTTTGAGAAGGACAAAGAAACTGAGGCCTTTGATGAAGAGAAGTTTGCCGAGAAAGATCCGAAGGGGCATGCTCAGTACAAAGGCTTATTAGACGAGATCAAGCGCCTTACCAAGAAGTATACCAAGAAGGTTGTTAGCAAGGGTGCGCGGAAGCTGATTATTACGCGCAAGAACGAAGGAGAGGAATAGTGTCAACAAAGAAATCAAAACCGAAGTTCAAACTAGGGGAGCGGGTTGTGCGTATCGTTGACTGCAACACGAGCGCAGTTCCTATTGGCAGTAAAGGCACGGTGACTGAGTTTGAAAAAGGTACACATGGTGTATTGGAGGGTTGGCCTGTTGTAACGTGGGACCATCTAGATTCAAAACACGAAGCACACATGTACACCAATAACCCTGGTTGCTTGAGCAAGCTGACTTCCGTAACGATCAAAGTTAAGCCCAAGCCAGAGCAAGATCCTGTCTGCAGTATTGACAACCTTAACATAAGCGAACTTGCTAAACAGTGGGGTCCAGGTGACTGTCATCAACTCGATATGAAACCGACAAACCCAAAAGACAGGGCAGCGACTCATCGCGTAGACCTGACCTTGTTCCCTGAGACCGCAACAATCTACGGTGCGGTAGCGATGACAGAAGGAGATTGCAAATATGGTGGGTATAATTACCGAGAAACGGGCGTCAACGTCAGCACATATATCGCAGGGCTTCGGCGTCACGTCGGTAAGTATTACGACCGTGGTGAATGGGCAGATCATAAAACTCATGTACCCCATCTTGCGAATGCACTGGCTTGTCTTGCTGTTTTGATTGATGGACATGAACGCGGGAACATCAATGATGACAGACCGCCTGTCATCAAGAATGATCTGTATGCGTGGGCAGAAGACCTGAGCAAGCAGCTCCATGAGATGTATCCGAACGGGCCTAAGCGGGTGACAGAGATAAGCCTGAAGGAGGAATGATGCACAAGGGACAGTTCCATTCACCTTTTCTAGGCAGAAATTTTGTGTACGGAGATGACTGTGTGATCTGGCAATTCACCACCATAGAAGACGACGTAACGATAGGGGATGATGTCGTCATCGGCTCAAACTGTTACATCGGAAAAGGAGCGAGGATTGGAAGCAGAACCCGCATTCAGCACGGGGCCTTTATTTGCCGAGGAGCTACGCTTGGCACGAGTGTCTTTGTTGGACCTAATGGATCGCTTACCGATGACCGCTACCCAAGGGCTGGCCATACAGGTTACACTAGACTACCTCCAAGCTTACTGGACGGCTGTGCAATCGGCGCAGGAGCCGTCATCCTCCCAGGCGTCACCATTGGACGAAACGCGACTGTAGGAGCCGGAGCCGTCGTCTCCGTAGATGTGCCTGACGGCGAGATCGCTAAGGGTGTGCCCGCAAAGTACACGACAAATCACTTTTATCACGATTAGGAGAATGAATGTTAGTCTACTTGATAGGTTCGTTGCGAAATCCAGAAGTACCGATAGTCGCAAAGATCCTGCGGGATAGAGGCGTCGAAGTGTTCGATGATTGGCATGCAGGTGGGAAAAACGCAGATGAGGAGTGGATGAAGTACGAGAAGGAACGTGGGAGAACGTATCATGAAGCCCTTCGAGGTTATAATGCTCATCATGTCTTTAGTTACGATTTATTCCATCTTAATCGTTGTGACGTGGGGGTTATGGTCGCTCCTGCAGGCAAGTCTGGCCATTTGGAACTGGGTTATATCCTAGGACAAGGTAAGCCTGGATATATCTACATGCCGGAAGATCCTGAGCGATGGGATATCATGTCGTTGTTTGCCACTGGCATATTCAAACACGCCAATGGACTCATAGCGGAACTGGAAAAGATCAAATGCAATTACCAACAATCAACGTCTCGAACACTACCACCTGGGGTCTTGCTGCCGCAATCCCAGTTATTATAACGGAGTACCTGTTTCGGACGATGCCTGGAGGATGGTTCAATAATCTGCATTACTATCTGCCGCTACAGTTGATGGTGTCATATTGCATTTACAAACTGGTGACGGAACCAGAGACCAGTCTGGTTGAAGCCTTCGTGGTTTGGGCGGTATCAACCACAGTCGCGAGGACGTTTCTTTCAGTCGTCATCCTGCATGATGAGATCCGAGCAGGAACATGGTTCGCACTCGTTCTCATCTTATTAGCGAAAGTCAGTCAAACATATTGGCGATAGGAGGAAGCATGACAAAAGCTGAAGCCGTCGCGCTCTTGCTGTGTGGGTTTGGCATATGGCTGGTCCTGGCCCTGGTAGGGTAGAAGTCTAGTCCTGGGTCGATTTGAACGGCGCCGTTTGCCTGTTTTGATAGGCATAGTAAGGAGTAGACCAACGGTCTACGACGTTTTCAGTACGTACAAGCAATTAGGTGTGTTATTTTAGCAACAGTCATACAGGAGGGGTAGATGGGCTCTTTGGTAGGGGTAGGTTTAGGAATCTTGCTTTTCATGGTAGTATCAGCATGCTCATATGGGACACAAATCAACAACGAGAGAGGATCTTACCCGAACCAGCGCATTGACGGATGTACTGGTGAGCTTAAGAAGTAGGAATATAATGGAATTGATATACGAAGATCAGTGTGTCAGATCTATACTAGAAAAAGCCGACACAATCATTGACGCCTTTGGGTATAAGGCTGTTGTAGTCGAGACAGGCACCTCAGTAATGGGTATGCTGTCTGAGTTTCAAGGTACGATATTATATTTCCCTGGCATACGTGCAAAGTATCTAAAGAAAGTAGAATATAACAAGAGGCCGTGATGTTTTACTTACTTGCATTCTTTACCATCAGCGGCTTGATTGTCCCGCTGGACGATTGGGGCAGGGATAAACGCTTTACCACACTAGAAGCTTGCACCAGTAAACGGATGGAATTCCAGCGCGTGATTGATACCGCGTATCTCAAAGACAAGCATGACGGAACACAACCGGAGCATGTCACATTCAAATGTTTGATGGGGCCTGAGATAATGGCGAAGGAAACCTATGACAGAATCGCACAAAACTAGGTTGTGCCTTGAATGGTTAAACTATTGTAAATATATAGGCTGGAAAAAGTCAGACTTGCCAGCTTTGACAGACTTGTTTTGGGAACATGAAGGCTGGAAAACATTTAGAGGATATAGAGGTAACGAATGGCACGGGTAGACAGGATTGTGCAACGACAGACTCAACGCGAAGAATTGTTGAACCTCAAGGCGTTGCTGAAAGCCAGCAAGCCGTTGATTGAAGCAGACAAGACCTTGCGTAAAGCGTATATGGCGGGCTATCAGGCGAGATTAAAAGAGGAAGCACAAGAGCAATATGGGAAAGGTGTGGAGACGTTACTTAAACAACCCTTGGAACCATGCGATCACCCCAGCAGTCAAGGGTCCACCCAGCCCGATGAGCAACCCCCAGTAGGTGCCGTGGCGAGCGACGACGGCATGCACCTGTAGATCGTCGGCGACATGCGTTTCCAACCGATCTTTAATCGACTTGTTATCATCATCGACTCTATCGAATCGTGCCATGAGTAAGGTAAACGTATTCTGCTCCGCATCCTTCTCTGTCGTCCTGCGTCCATCCTCATGCTCTTTGAGTTGTTTCGCAACCGTCTCTGCAATGGAGGTAACTTGTCGAGTCGTGTTGGTAGACAACTCTTGGAGCAAGTGGGATAAAATGACTTGGATAGTCGAACCCGTCTCTGCTGACACGGCGCGTTTTCTCTGTCGTTTGGTCTTACGACCAAAGGGAGTAATTGGTTTCTTTTTCATAAGGCCCTGTGTACGTCGAATTCAATATGGACATGATCTTTTTCAAGGACGACATCGAACTGATCGCCAAGACAATTCTTGAGATCGCTATAGACCAAGGGAATATCCAACGGTTGCAGGTTGTTGGTTCGTAAGTCTAATGCTCTGCATATCCCATCGCGTTGATGCAGAGTATTCACTTTATGCACGTCATCAAAGGCAGAGGTAATGACGCACGGGACATTATGCTTCTGATAGACAAAGCAGGCGATGGTATAGGCAATCGCCATCTGAGGCTGCAGGTTACTGAGATCAACACCTGATTTAATCATACGTGGAGGCTCCTGGGGGATATTATGCGTATTATCATTACCATGCTCTATGGTGCAATACTCGTCTTAGGTGTCATTATGATTGTCATCGGCGCAGATATGCTTGACAAGAACAACAAGGTCGTACTACACAAGCCTGAGTTTGTCTCAGGGCAATGTTTCAACAAGGCTGGACTCCGTGAACCGTGGGACTTAGATGTAGCCGGTCAGGTCGTGCTGCACGGCTACACCAAGTACCTTGTTCTGTATGCCGATGAAGCCAATCGACTCTCAGGAGGCAACAAGAACGGATGGGAAGAAGATATCAGACTATTTGATGAAAAGTATCAAGCCACTCCATGTCCTGCAAATTGGAAG